GAACGCCATGTATACGCATTACTAGATAACAAATTAGACTCACACACAAAAATTATTGATTTATACAAGGAACTACTTGCATAAGGCACTATGTACCCTTATATTACCTTTCTCGGCAATGAAAGGACAAGGACATGGCTGATGCGATAGGTGCGGGTGGCATACCCCTAGCTAAGATGACTAAGGTTTACCTCAAGATCAAGGCAGAACGGGATAAGTTATCCGCTGAATACAAGGAAGCTGACGACGAATTAGTCAGTCAGCAAGACAAAATAAGAAGCGCGTTACTGGGTTACTTGAAAGAGAACGACCTCAAAAGTGTTAAGACAGACGCTGGTACGTTTTACCGTACGGTTAAGCAGAAGTATTGGACTAGCGATTGGGAGAACATGCACAAGTTTATTCTTGAACATGAAGTACCAGAGTTCTTGGACAAACGACTCAACCAGAAGAATGTAAAGGAGTTCCTAGAAGAGAACCCAGACCTTCTTCCGAAGGGGTTAAACGTAGACGCAGAATTCGCGCTAACAATAAGGAAGGGTAAGTAATGGAGCAATTAGTTCCCATTGAAGATGTCGCAAAGTATTTTAGTGTGTCATTATCCACGACCCGTAAATGGGTACGGGATGGTGTTATACCCTCAGATACTTATGTGAAGGTCGGCAAGACGCAGAGATTTGCGTTAGCCAAGGTGTCCGAAGCTCTAATGGCAGGGGTTACAAACGCCCAGCCGGTGCAGCCGGAAGACATTGCAGCAGAGTTCGACGCTGACGAAGACGCATAGTGCGCCGAGTTAGTATACAGGGTAGTAATTTTACTGGGTTAGACCTACAGACAGACAGCACAGCTATAGACGTAGTTATTGTAAATGCAGCGGCAGTATCGCGCTCGTACTACAAAGGTGACTACGACCCTAAAGCCAAACGTCTGCCTACATGTTGGTCTAGTGATACCCAGAGACCCGCACCTGAAGTACCACCAGAGCAGAGACAGAGTGCGCGTTGTATTGACTGCACTAACAATGTCCGAGGTTCTGGTAGTGGAGGGGGTAGGGCTTGCAGGTTCAGCCAGCGCCTAGCAATTGTTGAAGGGCAAGCGTTAGACACGGTGTACCAGTTGCAAGTACCCGCCTCATCCATATTTGGTAAGGCCGGAGGTAGAAGTTCTATGCCTCTACAAGCCTACGCCAAGTTTTTGAGTGGGCATGGAACGCCCAGCGCAGCAGTGGTGACGAGGATAAGTTTTGATGCAGGGAGTCCTGTACCGAAGTTGTTTTTCTACCCACAAAGACCTTTAGAAGAAAAGGAACTACAGAAAGTCAGGTTGATGGTGGATGACGATGACACGTTAGCAGCGATTGCTTTCGACGTTAGCCCCTACAACCGAGAAGGTTCGCCCTTCTCCACGACTGAAGGGTTCAATATAAATAGCCTAAGTTAAGGAGACCAACAATGGCTGATAATAATATGTACTACACAATCGAAGGCGTAGAAGCCCTTTACCCAAAACTAGATACCACTTACAAGTTTGATAACAAAGCTGGTAAGAACGGTGCGTCTGTCAAATGTGACCCACTAGATGATGGTGCAGAGTATTCGATGTCCTTCGTTATGTCTGAGAGCGAAGCTAAAGCCTTATACAAGGGGATGGTTGCGGCTTATAAGACCAAGAAAGAAAGTAGCTGGCCTGATAAGTTTGCTCTTCCATTCAAGAAGAACGATGACGGTAACTTCATTGGTAAGTGTAAGTTGAAAGGTGCTTACGGCACTGATAAGACTACCCCACCAATACAAGTTGACGCACAGAACACTAAGCTGCCAGCGGATTTTCAGTTGACCAGCGGCAGTACCGTGAATCTTGCTTTCACTTTCGTACCGTACTCTATGCGGGACAACGGGGTTAGCTTGCGTTTGAACGGTGTTCAGGTAACTGAATACAAGCCTATGGTTTCACGTTCGCCCTTCGGCGTTGTGGAAGGTGGTTTTGTAGCACAACCTGATAATCCGTTTAGTGATACTACCAGTAGTGTAAAGAGTACCAGTGTCGAGTTAGATGATGATGACTCTGATGATATATTTGGTGATGAGCCAGATACCGCTGAAGTAGCGGAACCAACGAAGGTCGTTAAGAAGTCCGCGCCTGCACCCAAAGACGACGGCGACCTGAGTTCAGTTATTGAAGGTTGGGATGACTAACCCTAAATAACTACTCCAGTATGGCTAGGTAATACCGAAGAGGGTGCGCCGACACCCCTGCCATACTGTCCCTCGGCAATAGGTGCAGAACATGAATACAAGAGAATTTTTACAGTGGGTGCTACCCGCTGAAGGGGTATACGTTGCCCTACAATATAATCTAACGTCGAGCGGGGTACGGCAAACATACTTCGACTCGGTAGATGATCTCGCAGAAGCCACCGAGTATTACGATAGTAAAGGGCAAGATGTGTACTTTGCTATGAGTAACTTCAGAAAGAAGGAGACTCGTAAGGGCGAAGATGCCAAGCAGATCAAGTCGTTCTTTTTAGATTTAGATGTTGGCGAAGACAAGGTAGCTGAACGCAAAGGCTTTGCCACACAAGCTGACGCACTACGTAGGTTAGAAGAGTTCCGCGTGGCGTTAGAACTACCAGAACCTCTTATAGTTAACTCAGGGCGTGGTATACATGTCTACTGGGGGCTATCAGAGTCCGTAGCAGTGGAGCAGTGGAAGGTAGTAGCTGACCAGTTTAAGGCCAAGTGCAGAGAGTTCGGGCTTGAGATAGATCCCGCAGTACCCGCTGACATGGCACGAGTTCTTCGTGTAGTAGGTACGCACAATTACAAACCTGAAACCCCCGCACCAGTAGAAGTCATAGGTGATGTACCCGCTGTAGTTAACTTTGACTTCTTTGCCAGTAAGCTGGGTATGGACACGATACCTGTTCCCAAGAAGTACACACCTGCGGATGGCCCAGCTAGTCTGCGTGACGTACTGATGAGCAACATCAAGTACAGCTTTAGAGATATATTACTAAAGGCGCAGAACGGTACAGGGTGTGAGCAGTTACGTAGGATAATAAAGGGGCAAGCTGAAGCCTCAGAGCCTATGTGGAGAGCAGGGTTGTCTATCGCTAAGTTCTGCGAAGACAGTGAGAAGGCAGCGCACAAGATCTCTGAGAAGCACGCCGAATACACCCCAGAGCTTACGCTCAAGAAACTAGACCTAATTAAAGGCCCGTACCGCTGCACTACATTCGACGAGAACGAGGCTGGCATATGTATGGACTGCCCTAACTGGGGCAAGATTAAATCACCGATTGTTCTAGGGCGTAAGATACCCGAAGCCGAAGTAGATGAAGACGGTAACTACGTTGCCGAAGGAAGTTTTGGTGAGTTTGGTGAGGATGGGGATGATTATTCGGAAAAAAGTACAGAGTCTTATTCCGGGTTTAGTGTAGATACTTCTACAGAACACGTTATCCCAGTGTATCCACGCCCGTACTTTCGAGGGATCAACGGTGGTGTGTACATTAAGAACGTAAGTGTCGATGGGGAGGTAGACGAGAGTGTTATCTACCATAACGACATTTACATAACCCGCCGCTTATTAGATATAGAAGCCGGTGAAGGTGTAGTTTGTAGGATACACCTACCGCAAGATGGTATACGAGAATTTACAATGCCGCTTACAGCGGTGACTTCAAGAGAAGAATTTAGAAAACAGATGTCCATGCAGGGCGTTGCCGTTTCACGAATAGATGAGTTGATGCAATATATGATTACATGGGTAAATGAGTTACAAGCGACCTCCACAGCAGATACAGCACACCGCCAGTTTGGTTGGGTAGACGACGAGTGCAGTGCATTCATTGTTGGAGATAAAGAAATACGCCCCGACGAGACTCGGCATAACCCGCCGTCCACACCTACGGGTGCGTTGATACCTTACTTGCAGCCGAAGGGTACGTTGGAAGCATGGAAGGAGATGGCTAATTTCTACAACACTAGGGCAGATCTAACGATGCACCAGTACGTTGTATGTACAGCGTTTGGTTCTCCGTTAATGAAGTTCTTACCGCAGAACTCTTGTGCCTTGCATATACACAGTAGTATCTCAGGGTGTGGTAAGACGGCAGCGGTACGTGTCGCTTCTTCGGTATGGGGTTCTGAGAAAGCTCTTATGGTAGAAGAACGTGACACTGACGCTATGAAGTTCAACCGCGCAGAGATACTGCATAACCTACCGTTCTATGTAGACGAGCTAACCAACGAGAAGAGCGAAAAGCTCAGTGATCTAGCGTATCAGTTGTCCTCTGGGCAGCAACGGGGGCGTATGTCAGGAGGGTCTAACCTTGAACGTGTTCGTGGGGAACCGTGGCAGTTCTTGGCTGTGACTACAGGTAACGCCAGTGTTATCGAACGTATATCCGTTGAGAAGCAGCAGCCCAAAGCAGAGGCCCAGCGGATGCTAGAGTGGAAGGCTAGTCGAGTATTCGACAGCACCGAAGACAAGAAGAAGACCGATGCGTTTGATGTGGCTATCACGGAGAACTACGGGCACGCGGGGATCATCTACATACAGTACGTTATGCAGAACCTAGAAAAAGTTAAGCAGATAGTATTTGAGAACCAGCGGCTAATAGATGAAGCGGCGGGGCTTACTTCTGAGAACCGTTTCTGGTCAGCCGGTGCAGCTACCACACTATCTGGTGCATATATCGCCAAGCAGCTAGGGCTAATTGACTACGATCTTGAAGCCCTGTTCGCGTGGACTGTTAAGCTACTCAAGACAAACTTACAGTCGGTAAGTGATATGGGCGTGTCAGTAGAGCAAACATTGAACGACTACATAGCGGAAAACTTTAACAATATCTTAATGCTCAAGAGTACAGATGACCTACGTAAGTTGGTGGGGGAGCCTAGTAATGGGTTGGATTCACTTGTTGTACCGGATGCGCTACCACGGGGTAAGCTGATAGCACGTTACGAGACTGACATTCAGAAAGCATATTTATTACCTAAACCCTTGAAGTCTTGGTGTGCAACACAGCAGATAAACTATGGTGCATTCATGGAGGATCTGAAGACTAAGTTAGGTGCGAAACGGGGTAAGGTTCGGTTGGGTAAAGGTACGCACCTAAACCTACCACCAAGCGATGTTATTATAGTTAACTGCCGGTTGTTTACTGACGATCACGTAGATAGTGGGGTGAGGGACTAATGAGTAATAAATTCCTACGTGCCATAAGAGTACAGAAGAAAATGCGTGAGGATTATGTTGATCTTAGGTTATCTAGGGTCAAGACGGATAAGTTCTCAGCGGAGGAGAAACGTAAGATCTGGAATATGCAGGCTGCGGGTGTACCGTTCCGATATATACTAGAAGAAGTGGGGACAGAAAGACTTGTCCTTCAACGGTTGATCGGTAGAACCGCTTGGCCCGACCAGTCGGAGTTACGGTAATATGAGTAAAACATTTTTAGCAGCGATAAATGCCCAGAGCAAAGCATTGGAGATGGGTAAAGAACGTGGTAAACGTGCTTACGCAGATGAACCGAACATAACACCAATACCCCGTGTAGAGCGCGGTAAGTTCAAGCGGGATCTACCTAAAGAAGAAATTATGGTGGTGCTAGAAGCTCAGAAGCGTGGTATGCCGAGAGCCAAGATAGCCAAAGAAACAGGTATGAAACCCGCTGCGGTGTACAACATAACCCGTAGATACGAGCTAAAGCACAGTGGGGGGTTCAGGGTCTTAGGTAAAGGTGAATGACACCGTACTCAAACTGCACGATATAAACCCAGATGGGCTACGTATAGTTGTGGATTGGGGCGCTATGGTGGTGGGTAGTTCTATATTCATCCCCTGCGTCAATACAACAGAGGCTATACAACAGGTTAAGAAGATATGTGTAGCCGGTATGGGTTGGGATATTGAAGCAAGAACAGTAGTTGAAACACCTTATTTGGGTGTACGTGTTTGGCGTATTTTATGAGCGTTTATGGGCGTTTATGGAACTCTATGAAACTATTGGACAACATAGGACTGTATGGTACTATCCGCTGAGATAAGGTCATCGGTCTCCTCCCAGTGAAGTCTTATCTGCCTTCGCCCCCTACCGTAGCGTCCCCTCGTATGCGGTAGGGGGTTTCTTTTATAAGAACCCTACGTCATCAACTGCCGCCTTCATGTAAGGAGATAGCAACACGCCGTTGTGCATCTTAGTCTCAGTGGTTAAGTGCCTACGCATAGATCTCTCTATAGTATCTGGGGTTATAACTAGCTTGGGATCTATGTATGTGATCTCTTCCTCGTTAAACTCATCCATCTCATCCCGTACCTCATCGGCTGCGTCAAAATCACCGAATCTCATAGCTATATATAAACGCTTTAGCAGTTTCTGACGTTTGCTACGTGCGGCATCTTCCATACCCTTAGCCGCAGAAGTCTCCCCTATTGCACGAGTGTATGCGGTGGGCGGGAACCCTAACAACTGAGTGATTATGTCGCCACTGCTAAGATCGTCGTAAATAACATCCCCACGCCGAGTAAGAATACCTTCATCTCTGGGGTATCGTATAAGAGCTTTATAGCCGTTACGTACAGCACCCGGCATCATGGACTCCATACCTCGCTCAATCTCACCATCCATTATCTCATTGAATCCCTCCATTGCTCTGGAGGTTACACTCCATGCAGGGCCACCGAAGTAGTGTCCGATTGTCTCTTCTGGAGATGGGTCACTGTTAAACTTATCAGCCTCAACCAACAGGTTAGTTAACTTAACCCGCTGCGACACATCAAGCCCAGTAGCTTCAGATAGAACGCCCTTAAACAACGCATCGTTATCTAGGTAGCTTCGTAGTGCCTCATCTGCGTTCTCTTCATATTCTTCTTGGAACATGTCGTAGATCATAGATACCACACCGTATAACGGTACGCCTTGTATTCCCGCAAAGAACACGGCGGACAAGTGTATACCCGCAAGCTGTTTGAATGCTTGGTTACGTAGCTCTCTACTTTCGGCGTTATCTCCGGGGAACATGTTATCCACAGCTTGCTTACCAGTCTTCAGCATCGTGTAGTACATCTGAATGCCGTAACCCTTGTACATAAGAGCTACTCGACCAAGACTTTCGCGTGCGTAACGTGGGCCAGTTTCTAGCGTAGCACCACCGTTAATCTGCTGCGTTCTATGTAGGGCTGTTTCTGCCGCTTGTTGTTGCTGTAGTGCTGTAGCGTCCTCTAGCTTGCCGTTGGTCAGCTTGTTTAGTTCCAACTTGTACGCTGCGATCATGGTGACTTGACGGTTCATAACTTCCGCGCTGTGGAACATTAACGCAGATAGGTTAGTAAATTTGTCAAACTTTGTCAGAGCACGGCCTGAGTTATCCACACTCAGTGTCTCCGCTAAGAAGGAAGTGTTTAGCTCTCCTCGTTTAGCCGCAAGCTGAATCATAGGTAGTATCAGCTTTAACTCGTCTGCCTTCTTATCATCAAGGTTTAGATCAGTTCGTATTGAATACTGATAAACGTCTTCGCCGCCCTTACCTTCAACTTTCTTATAGGTAAAATAGTTGTCCAGTGAAGGTATGGTGTACTTGTCTGTTAGCTTCTTGGAGTGTACATCGTTACCGTACAGGTCTGACTTGGCATGACGTACATTAGAACCAGTAAACAGCTTAGTTGAAGTACTTATAGCATCGAAGGTTTCTTTGTACCCGTACTCACCTGAAAGCATAGGGTACGCAAACAACGGTATCTGAGACAGGTTGACCAGTGCAGAGGAAGCGTTAAAGCCTATAGTCCATATAAACGCATTTCGGTTTGCAAACTGAGCTATCCCATCTGCTGGAGGGCTAACAGCAAACTGTGCGCGGTCTATCATTTCTTCTAAAACGGCTCTTGCACGGTCATTTTGTAGGTCGCTACGTAGGAACTCACCGTCTTTCACTACTTCTTTTTCGTCACCTTTCTTATCTTTTTCTACAGTAACTATTTTTTCTTTGGCGTAGAAACTTTCTTCCACGGCTTTGGCAAGTGCGTCTATCTTGTTACTACCACGTAGTCTAGCCGCCTGCCGAGCCATGTCGTATGCTTTACTTCTAGCAGCTTCGATGGCATCCGTGTCGTAACCCAAAGATTTCTTACGGCGAATCAGTGACTTGGAGAAAGCCGTCTCTGGCATTGCCTCGATGTATAACTGTGCAATCTGTTCTTGCGTGGCTGCCGGTATGTTCTTGTCTTTTAATATACTTAGTATTTGTCCCATGAACGCACTTGACGGTGCATCCTTCTGCATGGAATTTCTAAGTGTAGTAGGGTCATAGACTTCAGTTTTGTAACCCATACCCTCAAATTCTTTTTTGGCGAGGCCGCGTTCTTTTAGAGACTCGTATGTAATATAGGCAGGGTTCTCTAAGTCCTTCGGATTCCGTACAGCCAACCAGTATTTACCATTACGTGTTAGTGGGAAGTATGGCTCTACGTTCGATGCAGCCAGCATCCTAGCCAGCATTTGGTTTTTAAGGCTGGTCTTTACACCTTCGTCTACATTTAGACCATCAATCCTACCTTCTAAAGAAGCAACCATGTCTTTAGAAATGTCTGCGTATATCTTGCGTAAGTTCTTATACGCTTGCCTACCGTCATTACCTAAAGTGCCGCTATTGTATTCCTTACGTAGCTCCTTATAGCGGTCTATCTTTAGTTGGGCAGTACCGTCTACAGTCTGCTTACCGTACTTCTTGGTGGCTTCGTCTAGGGTTAACTCTGGGTCTACTTCGTCGATGGTGCTGGAGTACACAAGGTTGTTAAACGCCTTCATTGTATTCTCAGACGCTGTAGTAGACCACCGCACGATAGGGTCTAACGCTTTCTTAACCGTATCTTCAGACTTGGTTAGTAGGTCACGCTGCTCTTTAATAGCATTACCCAACTGGTTTGCACCTTCGATGTTTAGCTTACCTGCAATGTCATCGAACACTGGTTGGTTGGGTAGTATGCCCAAGGTCTTACGCATAACACCTTTTAGGTAAGGATTCTGATCGGGAGTAAACACATCCATGAAGTCACGTATTATGGAAGTTCTACTCTGTTTCTCTGTTAGGTTTGACTTACTACCTTCAGCTAACCTCTTATTTACTTCCTTAACGCCATCGGCTGTGGAGTACGTAGGTACGTTCGGTAGACCACGCATCGCTACAGCAGGAGCTAAGATCGTTTCTATAAGGCGGTTCGCTTCGGCCTGCGCTGAAGCACCACGAGTATCTATACCAACGAACCTAGCCATTATTTCTAGGAGTTTTCGCCATGAACTAAGTGGTTCGCCCTTGGCGTTAATCTTCGCTAAGGCACGTTGAAATTCTGGGTTACTAAACGCTTCAGCTACAAACTCGGCTAACCCTATAGTGTCTTTGCGTTTAGCGTTTGCAGCATCTGACAACTTAGGATCTGGCGTGTAAGAGATCTCGCCGTAGCTTTCAGATAATAGAGAGTCTGATGCTTTGTACAGCGCCATTAAATCCCTAGACGTTTTAGACTGCGGGTTATTAGCGATTTCGTACAACGTAGCAGCGTGAGTCATCTCATGCAGTAACGTGTAAGCGTTAACACCACCGTCTTGATTTAGGAGTATTACGTTATCAGCGCCTACAAACAGTCCAGCGGGCAACTTTCCATTTCTTTCTTTAGCGAATAGCTTACTTAGGTTGGCTACCTCACCCACCGTCATACTAGCTGGGTTATCGTTGCTGGGGTCTACAAGAAACAACTTAGTAGTACCAACGTACTTCATTAACTTCTTAGCAACACGGCGTGCGCGTCTATCAGGTGTTGTTTTACTTAACGCCTCTAACGCACCCTTAACATCTCCCGTGTATAAAGCTCTGACTACCGAAGCCTCTAGGGGAGTATCAATCTTCTGCGGCTTACCGCCGGTTCCGAATATACCGAAGGTTGGTACTTCAGTACCGTAAGTACCTTCCATTGTTCGCGTACCTAAAGACGCTTCAGTGGCTTTCTCTGCCGCTAGGATGTTGTTTGCTTCTGATAGCCCAACGCCTTGTTCCTTGCGTATCTCAGCTACCCTAGCTTTGTCCTCGTCACTCTTTGATTTTATTTTTGCTCTTACGGCAGAAGTAGTGGGAGAACTAGCTTTTTCTGGGGCGTTAGTAGCTACGGCAGCGCCAAACCTAACCTCTTCTGCAATGCCCATGATCTTAGCAACGGTTTCATCTATCTCTGACTCAGACTCTACCGGCTTGGTATCTGTTGGTGTTTCTCTTACTTCCTTGGCAGTCCGCTTACGCTTCTCTACTGTCGGCTTGGCTTCAGGCTTGGCTTCAAGTGCTTTACCTATGTCCACCAGTTCTTTTAGCCTAGCTTTCTGTTTCTTATTTCTCTTTGCTTCAGGTATGGAAATAAGGTCTACTAATTCTGTAGCTAAAGCACCTTGATCTACCACTGGTGTAAGTGGAGTACCGTCTGGGCGCAGCATACTTGAGCGTTCAACTACAGGCGGCGCGTTTACTATAGGTGGAGCTAATGGATCTAACCCTACTTCAACCCTAGACCTTGTGCTTAGATTGTAAACCCTAGCTTGCTGCGCTGCTGTTAGTTCTTGAGGTTCCGCAACCGCCAAAGCAGTAAATTCATCACTCTCAGTGTCGGTCAGTGGGGTGTTTTGTTCAGCTTCAGTTAGTGTATTAAGCTGTTCTCCTGCTCTAACATCAACTCTTCCAGTGCCTCGTCCAACGTCTCCCACTGTTCCTGTGTCAGATGCGTCAGTTGCCAAGGTATCTTGACTGTCTGTTCCGTCTCCCAAGCCCTGTAAATTAGCTTCATCGCTTGTTCTATCTCTTGCTGCGTCAGGTTTTCTTTGGGTTGCGGTAAATAAATCACCTTGCTCACTAGGCGCTCCTTCTAGTAAACGAGTTACGCCTACTTTAATTTTTTGGGATTTAAGTGCATTGGCAGTGTTTGTTAGATCTTGTTGTGTTGCCGGGTCACTTAAATCTTTACCTATAACACGTTTACGTACGGCAGCATTTGCAAGGAACCCAGCGGTTGTAAGATCTTCGGCGGTTACTATGCGTGGTTCAGGTGTAGGTTCTGGTGTGGTTTCCAGTTCTGGCAACCCTGCCTTACTCTTACGCCCAAGACCGGGAAGAGACTCCTGTACGGGTTCTACTGCGGCTTCTTGGCGTTCTGGTACAACAGCTTCCATAGCAGTGACATCAGAGTCAGAAGGGAGCATTTCTTCCTGTATAGGTTTTGCACGGGTTATGTCTATTACACGAGCTATTGCTGCGGTTTCAGCTTCGTTAGGTTGTGTGTCAGTAAATCCTTCAGCTTCTAATGCGCGGCTAAATCTTCGTGTGAGCGTGTTTTCTTGCCGCGTTGGTTGTTGCTCTACTACATCTGCTAATATAGTACGCCGTCTTGTTTCGGCAATACTTAGCTCTTCACCTACTTGTTGCTCAGTAGCGGTCTCTCTTTCAGACGCACTAATTATACGCGCTTGTTCTGTTTCAGCGGCTTCGGTAACAGCATCTTCCACAGCAATTTGTTGGTCTAATTCGGCTAATTCGGCTACTTCGTCTGCTTCAACAAGAGCTTCTATCTCAGCAGTTTCGTCGAACATAGCAGTCTGATCGGGAGATACTTCAGTAGCAGGGACAACGCCACGAGCAGCATCCACGAGAACCTTCTTCTCAGCCCTAGTTAGATCTTGGCTTCTAAGTGCAAACTGTAGTTGCTGTTCTTCAGGTAGATTAGCTACACCATCAAAGGAATCGGTATCCAGACCTTCAAATAGTCTAGCTTTTACCGCTTCTGCGTCTGCTTCTTCTACGACTGCTTCTTGTGGTTCTGGTGTACCTAGTCTTCTTTCTGCTTGTTCTTTCTCAAGGGCGAACATGTCTGCTTGGCTTTCACCAAGGCGTGCGCTGGCACGGGCTTGACTAGCAGCTTCTGCGCCGGTATCTAATTCACCGAAAGCAGATGTTGTTGCTGTAGGTAGCGGTGTAGGTAATAGTGCGTCAGCGCCTTCATCTTGACCTGTAACTTCATCTTGGTCTGTAACTTCATCTTGGTCTGTAACTTCACCTTCGCTTCTATCGCGTGCGCGTCTACCAAGGAACAAGTCAAGGACACCACCGGCTATACCACCGAATGTAGCGGCTTCTCCAGCGCCAGCGAATATCTCGACGGCTTCGTTGTACTGTTGTTCGTTAAGATTTTGTAAAACTTCAGAAGCTACTTCTTGCCCAGCTTCGTACCCACCAGTCAGTGCGGCGCTACGTACTTTCTCGCCAATTGTGTTTACTTGTTCTGGGCCTAGCTTGTCTACTAACTTGGATAGTACAGGTATGTCGATACTCTTAACAAAACGTGCCATAGGTAGCACATCAAGAAAACCGATTGGAGCGCCACGTAAGGCAGCGGCACTACGTACTTCTTCACTAACACCGGCTTCACGAGCACGTTCACTTGCTTCACCGGCAGCGGCACTTACACCTAGTATACCAGCAGTACCTGTAGCAAGACCTGAAGCAAGGGCAGCGGAGGCACCCAAAGGAGCAGCGCCGAAAGCAATGCCAGCAGCGGGGAGAGCAATACCTGCAATAGAGCCGAACGCCGAACCTAGTCCGCTAGTAAACGACTCAGGATCACCACCTTCAGGTTCAAACGAATCAGCTACAGACTTAATGCGGTCACGTAACTGAGTTTCAGTTTCTTCTTCAGCTAACGCAGCAAGGCCAAGGGCAGCACTCTCACCTACACCTACGAAGCCCCTACCAAAACCTGTGGTAAAGTCTTCAAAGATGCCGGTTTCTTCAGGGGCGCGGCGCGATCTTAGTTCAGCTAACCGTGCATCGGATTCAGCGCGTTTCACTGCCATACGCTCAGTAAAACTTGGGCCTACTGGCGCAGGGCTTTCGGCTTGTTGTACAGCTTGACGTATGCGGTCAGCGGCTGCGAAGTCCCCTGCTGCCTCTGCGTTTACTATTGCACGTTTAGCTTCGGCTAATGTAGGCATTATTTATCCTTTGTACTTATTAACTTCCGCATCTACGGCACTACCCAAAGAACTACTCGTCATACGACTCGTAAGAACTTTCTCCGCCTCCTTTTGCTTCTCTCTAGCTTCATTTAATAAATCAAACTCATATATAGCGGCGTTCTGTAATTCTTCTCTTATTTCTTTCTGTATAAGCGCCGTCTCCTCCGCGTTACCTTTAGCTTCTGTTAGGCGTTTGCGGAATCTAGGTACTATTAACGCACGTTTTTCGTTAATTAGAGTTAAGTAAGTTTCTATAGCTGCTGTAGATGCATCCAATATAGCATCGGCGGTATCTACAGTTATATTTTCCCTAGAGAGAGTAAGTGCTGCGTTCTCTCTATCCTCACGACCCATTTCATTTAGTACGTCTAGCTTGGTTTTCTGGTCTTCCATTTGAAGTTCTACTCTAGCCAAGTAGTCGCTTCGTTTAGCTGCGTCCATACCTGCCAAAGTGTTGGCTGCATTAGCTATAGCAGTCTCGGCATTTTTAGCAGTCGTGTTGTATTCCGTAGCTTGTTTTGCACCCACAGTACGTTGCAGTAATATAGATGCGTCGTCTATAGCGTTTAGGTTAACCTCGTGCTTGTCACGTATAGCTTCTTGTTTTTCGTAATAAGACATACGAGCTTTCGCACCACTACCGGCTGGCCCTTGAGACATACCAATAAGCTGTGCCATAAACGCACCACCTCTACCTTTCTTCGCTTCTTGACGTTCTTCGTACAAGTCTGTAGCGCGTTTTCTACGGTCAGTTAGAGTACCTAACCCTTCACTTAATTTACTAAATTCAGCCACTCTTGCAGCAGCGGCTTTGGCTTCTGTCGCGGGGTCTCGCTCCATCTGTTTTTTAGTGTACGCAGTTAGATCTGCGTCGGGTGTATAAGGATCGACAGCGGCTAATCCACTTATACTGTCAATTAATGCTTGGCGAGGATCTACCGTAGGAGTGGGAGGAGGTACACTAGCTATACCTTCTTGAGCTACTCCAGCTTCAGCTTTTTGTTTTTTATTTAATGCTATATTGGCAGCACCTACGTCTTCTACCATTACTGCACTTTGCTGCGCTCGTTCTTTCTGTTTTGTTTTTTCTTCTTCTTCCGCTATACGTTTTTCATATCCGCCGGGGCGTAAGTCACCTTGATTTAATTCAAAGTCTTTAATTCCCTGTGATATATCTGGAATTATCCCACGCTTACCTTGAACTTCTGCATATATTTTATTTTTAATAACTTGTGTAGGTAAGTTTCCAGCCTCTAAAGGATTTGCGGCTCTGTACGCTGCAACATCTTCATCTGTAATCTCACTAATTGGGCCTCCGCTGTAAAACGAAACAATGCCACCACCAGCTAAATTAACTGGGCCAGCTTGACTGGCTACCCCGCCACCGCCTTGTGGCATTCCTTGTGGGCCTTGTGGCATCTGTGCGTTTTGTGCCATCTGCTGGCCTGCTATACCTGTACGCTCAACTACATCGCCTTCACTTGGATTTACGCCCAGTTCTTCAGCGGCTTTTTGGCGATACTCCCCCATGAGACCTTCTTCTAGTTGGTCTTTGACGGTTTGAGGGTTGCTCTGCTGCTGCATAGCCATGTTGCGTTTTTGGTTGGCAAGGTCGGCTTGCAAACTCTGCATAGCTAGAACGTCTATAAGTTCTTTAGATACATTAGCACGCTTCTGTAGTCCTTCTGGATTGCCTGCGTAAGCATCCATTGTACGTTCAATCTGTTGCATGGGGTTATTTATCATTATGGTGCTCCCTCTCCACCCGTACCATATCCCAGTAATGCTAATATCTCTGCGATTCCACCGGTAAGTTGATTGGCGCTAGACGGATCTACATAAGATGTTTGCCGTGCGGATACAGGTAAACCTTGAAGCATTGACTGCATAAATTGCAGTTGTTCATAAGGGTACTGTTGTTCTTGTTGGTACTGTAAGTAGTCAGCGGTAATGCCTTCTTGTTCTACAGCACGTTGTCTTCCACCAGCAGCTTCTATATCTCTTAGCGCGGATAGGCCGTAACGACGATCAGCTTCTGCCGCATCAATTCTACGGTTTTCTTCAGTGTTAAACTGATTTCTACCATACTCATCGAACTGCATTTGGCGGTCAGCTTCAGTGTTGAATTGCCCTCTACGACGTTCATCAAAAGCAGCTTGGCGGTCAGATTCAGTATTAAATTGTCCTCTACGAGCGGCTTCGTCAGTACGTAGCCCAGCTTGTTCTTTGTTAAACTGATCTATGCCGACTTCAGCGATACGTTGGCGCATCTTCTCTTCGGTATTAAACTGCCCCATTCTAGTATCGCGGTCAGCCATCAGGCGTTGTTGTTCAGTGTTGAATTGACCTTGAGCGGTATCAAAAGCACGAGCGTAGCCTTGCCCAGTAATATCGGCAATCTGTTGTCCTGTATTACGTGCTCTTTCAGCATCCATAATAAATGAACGTGACCCACCAAAAGCCCCTGCTTGAGCGGCTCTACCAGCATCTTGTGACTGTGTGATTGATTCTTGTCTACGGACTTCCGCTATTTGCGGATTTAGTGCAGCCTGTAGGTACGGGTTCATATACTGCTGTGCAGCTTGCCCAGTAAACGCCTGTGGGTTGTAGTTGTTTTGGAATCTGTTCATGCCCATACCGGACATATCGGCAGAACCAGCGGTAAAGCCGGGAGCATATCCTTGCCCTGCTGCACTACCAAAACCAAAAGTACCCGGCCCCGTTGACCCGCCGTAAGAACCTATACCAGTCTGTTGATTAGGATCTAACGCACCATAGCCACTAAAGGCTTGGTTCTGTAACCCAGAGGCACCAGAAGTGAGTGGGCCTGTGTAAGCCTGATAAGGTTTATTACCTAGAGCTTGAGCTTGACCCAGCATGTCAGTGACATATTTACCAGACCATTCTGCTAGAGCACCGGATTGTCCTGCTGTATCTCCTGCTTCTGCCATAACTTACCCCTTACCTTTCATCAAAGAGGCTAAAACTTTATCAGCCTTAATGTTATTTTGTTGTTTCTCAGTACCAGTACCTTTCTTACGTA